TCGCTCAACGGAAACTTTCGTCACTAAGTCATGGCGTGAATTAGGTATTGATGCGAATGAGATGGACGCAGGAACGAGAGCATCAATGGATGGGCAAGTTCCAGTAGAGACCAATTTTCTTGATTGGGTGCAGCGACAACCAGACTGGCGACAACGGCAAGTATTCGGTGAAACACGATTTAGATTAATGAAAGAGGGCGGTATGCATCCTTCTGAATTTTATACAGATAAGGGAGAATTTATTTCGTTAGAACAACTCAAAAAGCTAGACGAAAAAGCATTTAAAGATGCAGGTTATAGCTAATCAATTAACGATTTAACCAAGGTCACTTCGGTGACCTTTTTTATTGTCTAAATTCAGCCAAGGGCTGGTTTACTTTAACGCGCTAGGCGCAATGAATCCCAAGGGGAACAACATGTTATTTATGAATATCGAACGCAAATATTACTCACAGGCTGATGATGGAGCTGGTGGTGGAAGCGGTGGAACTGCACCTGTAATCACACCGGAAATTCAAGCCATTATCGATAAAGCAGTCGGTGAGCAAGTAGCTGGGTTGAAGGCTAAACGTGATGAGTTATTGGGTAAGCTCAAAGAGCAAAACGATAATCTCAAGCGTTTTGAAGGCATTGATCCCGATGCTGTACGTGGAATTCTCAAACGTTTTGAAAATGATGAAGAAGCCAAGTTAATCGCTGACGGCAAAATTGATGAAGTCATTAATAAACGTACTGAGCGCTTACGCAATGACGTTGATAAACAACTGAAAGAAGCCAATAGCCGAGTGGAAAGGGCTGAGGCTTTTGCTAATAAATTTCGCCAACGTGTATTGGGAGATGAAGTGCGCTCTGCTGCTGGTAAAGCCGGCGCATTAGCTAGCGCACAAGAAGACTTAATTTTACGTGCCAAAGGCATTTTCCAAATCAACGATGAAGGTCAGGCCGTAGCCGTTGATGATGATGGTAATCCAATTATGGGGAAAGACGGTCGAACACCGCTATCACCCGTTGAATGGGTCGAATCATTAAAAGAAAGCGCGCCTCATTTGTTCCCTGCTGCTTCAGGGACGGATGCAGGAAAACATAAACAAGGTGGTGCACACCTTAAACGTTCTCAAATGTCTGCGAGTGAGAAAGCTGATTATATTCGCAGATACGGACGTGACACATTTTTAAAACTACCTAAAGAGTAAGGGAAGATAAGTAATGGCTACGACGACTAATAGCGATTTAGTAATTTACAACGACTTGGCGCAAACAGCGTTTTTAGAGCGGCGCCAAGATAATTTAGCCGTATTTAATCAGGCATCGAATGGTGCCATTGTGCTTGATAACATTTTTATTGAAGGAGATTTCCGTAAGCGTGCTTTCTATCAAATTGGTGGCTCGATTGAGCATCGTGATGTTGATTCAACAGGGACAGTAGAGAGTAAAAAAATTGGTGCGGGCGAATCTGTTGAAGTGAAAGCTCCATGGAAATATGGTCCATATGCAACAACGGAAGAGGCATTTAAACGTCGAGGACGAGATGTATCTGAATTTTCTGAGCTAGTTGGTATTGATGCTGCTGATGCATCTCTAGAAGGTTACATTAAATATTCCTTAGCCGCATTGGGGGCAGCTATCGGTAGTAATACTGATATGGTCGTGACAGCAGACATTGCTACAGATGGGGAAAAAACACTCACCAAAGGGCTGCGTCGATATGGGGACAAGTTTAACCGTGTAAATCTCTTCGTCATGCACTCTACTACGTATTTCGATATTGTTGACCAAGCGATTGATAACAAAGTATACGAAGAGGCTGGTTTGGTTATCTATGGTGGGCAGCCGGGAACGTTAGGTAAACCCGTCTTGGTAACAGACAGTGCGCCAGTTGATGCTATTTTTGGTCTTGTTCCGGGGGCGGTGACTATCATCGAGTCACAAGAGCCAACCTTCCGCTCATTTGAGATTAATGATAAGGAAAACCTAGAGATTGGATATCGTGGCGAAGGCGTTGTTAACGTAGGCGTGCTTGGTTATAGCTGGGATGAATCAAAAGGCAAAAATCCAGACCTAACCAAGTTAGGTACTGCGGGTAACTGGAAAAAACACTTTACGAGCAACAAATTGACAGCAGGTGTGATGATTAAATTAACTGCCCAGAGCAAAAATGCAGCAAAGCAATAGAGCCTGAAGTAGTGAAAAGGAAAAAAACTACTGATGGCAAGTGAAGATAGGGGCGTAATGCCCCTTTTTATTTTGAGGTGGTCATGATTGATGCCGATAAAAACTCACCTACGTTTAATAGTTATGCTGGTATTGAAGATTTAAAAGCATATGCGAAAGTCAGGAATTTACCTCTGTCAGACAGCAAGTCACTCGAGTCATTACTCATCGTTGCTATGGACTTCTTAGAATCCCAAAAATGGAAGGGTAGTCGTTCCGACAGTACGCAGCCATTATCTTTTCCTCGCACTGGATTATTTCGTGATGGGGTTGCAATTGCTAGTGATGCGATTCCTAATCAGGTTATACAGGCTCAGTGTCGCCTTGCACTTGAAGCACAAGAGAATGAATTACAGCCAACATTAGGTGCGGAAATCATTTCTGAGCGTATAGAGGGGGCAATTGACTTGAAGTATGCAGAAGGCACAAATACTGGCGTGCCTAATTTTGCTTGGCTGAAAGGTTTGCTATATGGCTTGATTGATAGCTCAGAAGGCTTGGGGATTAACACATTTGCAGTGAGGTAGTGATGAATATTTATCAGCGAGGTTGTCACACAGCATTACGAATACTGAAAAAGTACGGTGCTTCATATCAAGTGAAACGCGCTGGCAAGCATTGGGTTGATGATAATGGTGTTGAGCATCATGAGCCTGAGTCTCTATTTTCAATTATTGGTGTAAAGGTTTTGTACAAACCATATGAAATTGATGGAACTCTAATTCTCTCTACGGATATTAAAATGGTTCTTTCTCCAGAGGTTGATATTCGAAAAGGGGATTCTGTTCTTGTTGATGGTATCTGGCTTCGCGTGCATGAGCCTAACCCCGTGAAACCTGCTGATATTGTTATTTGCTACAAACCTCAGCTGAGGGCTTGATATGACTGATTCATTCATGAGGTCCGTTAATTTGTTTGTAGAGAAATCTCAAGCAAATATGGAAACGGTAGTAAGTAAAACGGGATTCAAGATTCTCGCACAGTTAGTTGAAATGTCTCCGGTTGGTAATCCTGAACTATGGGAAGTTAATCAGACGGCTGTTAATTATAATCAAGCTGTGTTTGAGCACAATGAAGCACTGAGAAAAGACCCTAATAATCTGACACCGAAAAGGGGTTTGTTAAAAAAACGAGTTCGCGTTAATGACTCTATGGATATCAAGGCACCTCCGGGGTATACAGGAGGGCGATTCCGTGGGAATTGGCAAGTCACTTTTGATTCACCTGCTGATGGTGAAACTGGGCGAGTTGATAAATCAGGCAATATGACTAAGGCGGTTGGTAATTATGTGCTTGAGCAGTTCAAAGTGGGTATGAATGCTATCTATTTTACTAACAATGTTCCTTATGCCTACAGGTTGGAAATGGGGCACTCAAGACAAGCTCCTAATGGCATGATTGCAATTACCGCTGAAAACGTAGGTAAGTTCTTTAGAGACGCTATCGCAGAGATGAAGTAAATGAAACAATCTGAAATCAATCAGTCTATTCGTGCGCTGGTGGCAAAAATTGCTAAGCAAGAAGGGGTGAAGGTGGCTTGGTCAAATATTGAGTTTGACGATATTAGCACTCCATATTTGCAATTACATATAATGCCAGCCATAACCGAAAATCTAGGTCTAGCGTTAGATATGCCAGTTCAAAAAGGTGTTATTCAACTTGATGTTGTTGAAAAGATTGGTAATGGTGATTCGGCGGTTATTAGCTTGGTTGATGCCGTCAAAGAGCAGCTCGAAAATGGTCTAACACTCACGGAGTCACTGTATCTAGACGGTGAACCAAATCAGCTACCGCCACTTACTAGTGATATCAACTACATCATTCCAATACGTACATCCTATCGATGTTATTCAATCCGATAAACGACCGCCTAAATGGCGGTTTTTTTATGCATAAAAATGAGGTTCATAATGGCTTATAACATTCCTAATGGCTCACGTGTTTATGTTGCGAGTAAATACGGAAAAGATGTTGAGTTTACGGCGGCAAGTAATGCCACTGAAGCTGTACTTTCTGTCGCAGCATCAAGTGGCATTAAAGCCGGAGATGTTGTTCTCATCACATCTGGGTGGAAACAAATGTCTGGTGTCTTTCGTGTGAAATCAGCAGAAAACACAAGTATCACGCTTGATGGTGTTGATACGACAGATACAGAACGTTTTCCGATTGGCGGCGGCAAAGGAACGCTAAAATCAGTTCAAGAATGGGAAGTAATGCCCCAAGTCATGACCTTATCAACAGAAGGTGGTGAGCAGCAAACACAAGAAATTCAATTCTTAGAAGATGAGCAAGCAGAAACAGTTGATACCTATAAATCGGGTATTGTGCAGGTTTATACATTTGCTCATGATGCGAAATTACCTATTCGAGGGTTATTAATGTCCTTGGATGATACAAAGCAGTTAACAGCGATTCGTTTTTATAATAAACGGGCTGGTGAAGACCGTTACTACTCAGCTAGTGTGTCATTCCAACGCGTTCCTAATACTGCAATTAACGAGGTTGAAAACGTATCTGCACGTTTCTCTCTTAAATCAGATATGCAAATTTACACTACCGCATAATAACAGCCCCTTTGGGGCTTTTAAGGAAACCTAATGGCGAAATTTACTCTGAATCCCAATCCAATATTTAAAGCTGATGTAAAAATCCGAGTGGCTGGCAAAAGCGAGCCGGAGGTTGTGACATTTACGTTTAAACATTTACCAATGAGTAAATTGGACGAGTTAAAAAATGAGCCAGTAAACAAATTTTTTACTCAAATTATTGCTGATTGGGCAATTGAAGAGCCTTATAACGAAGATAATTTGAAGTTGTTATTTGACAACTATCCATCAGCTGCAGTGGCTATTACGACAACGTATTACAATGAATTGTTAGGTAATCGCGAAAAAAACTAATATCGGTCGCTGAAGCAATGTATGGGGGAATGACAAAGCAAGAGGCTGAAAATTTTGAGCGAGCTTTTGGCTTTCCGCCTGATATTGATGATGTTGAAGTTGTTCCTGATGTATGGGAGTCATATCTGGTATTTTCTGCGATGAGTACACAGTGGAGAGTTGGTATGAATGGTGCTACGGGACTCGACTATAGCGTTATTCCCAATGTTTTAGAGCTACTTAACATCAAAAATAAAGCGACCATATTTGATGACTTAAGGGTTATGGAGCTAAAGGCTCTTGAGTTGATAAACGAGTAGTCAGGGGCTGTAATGCCCCCAGTATTAACTTTAAATTAATAGAGCCGGTTAAAGTCATTGTCGTCTCTATCGAGAAAGCAATCAGTACGTTTAGATTGATTTTCTATACGATTGCATTTTCTAGATATTTTGGCACTTTTATCATGAGCAGCTCTGACTTCAGCTTTTTCTGCTGGAGTTAATTCTGAATAACTTCTTCCTTGACATCCAACCATTAGAATTGATGTCAGTAACAATAATGTATATTTCATATTTTCGGCAATGCAGTTAATAGTTATAAGCCATAAGTTTACTTTATAAAAAGTAAATGAAGGAGGAATAACGACACTGTAGGTCTGATTTTCTAGGAGGGGATTGCATATTTCTAGTCTTTTGATACTTGAAAATGATCTTTACAATGAAAATGAGTGAAATATACTGTATATAAATACAGTATATTGGTGCATTATGAAGCTAAAGCTTATCGATTCCGAATCAATTCTCAACATTCCATTATTCTTAGATAGAGTAGCAGCGGGATTTCCATCTCCTGCGGCTGACTACATGGAGGAAAGAATAAACCTTAACAGCACATTGATTAAACATCCAGATAGTACGTATATGTTACGCGTCGAAGGTAATTCTATGATTGACGCTAACATTAACGATGGCGATGTTGTGATTGTCGATAGCGCATTGGTAGCAAAGGACGGGGATATTGTTATCGCCAGTGTTGATGGGGAGTTTACAGTTAAGAGATTAAAGTCTTATCCGCCGATGTTGATACCGATGAATCCTGATTTTCAACCAATACATATTGGTGATACGCAGGATTTACAGATATTTGGCGTAGTCACATTCATTATTCATAAGGCTCAGTAATGTTTGCCTTAGTTGATGTAAATTCGTTTTATGCGAGCTGTGAGAAAGTTTTCAGACCAGACTTAGCAGGAAAGCCAGTAATTGTTCTGAGTAATAATGATGGCTGTGTAATTGCTCGTTCTTTTGAAGCAAAAAAACTCGGTGTAAAAATGGGGGAGCTTTACTATGAGAGAAGAAACTATTACCTGCAAAATCATATTAACATTTTTAGCTCGAACTATGCGTTATACGCTGACATGAGCAACAGAGTGATGTCTCTACTATCAATGTATGCTCCGCGTTTGGAAGTGTATTCAATAGATGAGGCATTTCTTGATTTCACTGGCTTGGTTCATACCTTTAATTTAGAAGATTATGGGCGAGAAATTCAATCAACGATATTGCAGCGAACTCACTTACCAGTAAGTGTTGGCATCGGTCCGACTAAAACGCTGACTAAAATTGCGAATCATGCCGCTAAAACGTGGAAGAAGACTGGTGGTGTGGTTGAGCTATCTGATAGAAGTCGGCAAAGAAAATTACTGTCATTTATTCCGATTGAAGACGTGTGGGGAATAGGACGAAGGATTTCAGCCAAGTTAAGAATTATGGGCATTTATACCGCTTTAGACTTGGCTAATGCATCAGTGACTACAATACGCAAAGTGTTTGGCGTAACGCTAGAAAGGACACTCAGAGAACTTAACGGTGAGTCCTGTATTGAGCTTGAAGAAGTCAGAAAAGTTAAGCAGCAAATATTATGCTCTCGCTCGTTCGGTAAGAAAGTTTTAGATATCGACATTATGCGCAAGGCTATTTGTGACTATGCAGAACGAGCAGCGGAGAAACTACGCGAAGAAAAACAGCGATGTCGAGTTATTGGTTTATTCATTCAAACAAGCAGACACGCATTTGGTGAAGATTACGCTAATAGTGTCAGTATCAAACTTGAATACCCTAGCAGCGACACGCGAGACATCATTAATGCTGTTATGCGTGGTTTAGATTCTATATGGCGAGATGGTTACCGCTACTATAAAGCCGGGATAATGTTATCTGACTTCACAGATTCAGATGTTACTCAGTTTGATATGTTTTCTACTCAAAAACCATTTAAGAACGGCGATGAACTTATGAAAACATTAGATACAATAAATAATAGTGGTTTAGGTAAAGTCTGGTTTGCTGCGAAAGGGAGCGATAGTGGATATCAGATGAAGCGCGAAATGTTATCACCAGCGTACACGACAAATTTTAATGAGCTGCCTGTAGCTAAAATCTAGCATGGAAAATAGAATATCGAGGATTACAAGAGTTTAAATTCAGTAAGTTAGGTTTAAAGTCTGAAGATCGGATTTAATTAGGTAGTCACATAAAGATTGATATTCAATTTTGTTTTTTAGTTAATTTATTCAATACATTAGAATTTGATATAGATCAATGAATGATGTTATTAAGTACATAATTAAAATAATCAGCACATATTGAAAAGCAATGTTGGCTAAATAGTTTCATAACCAATTAAGAGATATATAGAAAGAACATTAGTGTAATAATTTGTTTTAACATCTTTAATATCAAAACAGATGTGACTATCTTTAGGAGTTAATTATGAGTAAAGCTAAAGAACTACAAATTCGCCCACTTAAAACGCCAACAGATTTATCTCCAAAAGCAACAAAAGATATCAGTGGAGCAATGAATGCAATTTTGGCTGATATTTTTGCTATTTATTTAAAAACTAAAAACTTTCATTGGCACATGAGTGGTCCACATTTCCGCGATTATCATTTATTACTTGATGAACAAAGTGAACAACTATACTCCATGACAGACCCTATAGCTGAAAGAGTTCGTAAAATAGGTGGTGTGACTATACGTTCTATAGGGCAAATATCAAAAATGCAAAGGATTAGCGATAACAATGCGGAATACGTAGAACCTTTAGATATGCTTGCTGAGCTTTGTGAAGATAATAAAATGTTGGCTTCAGAATTTCGAAAAGCACATGAAGTATGCGCAGAACATGGCGATTATTCCACTACAAGCCTAATAGAAAACTGGATTGATGAAACAGAACGCCGTGTCTGGTTTTTATTCGAGGCTTGTCGAGAAGCTAAAACGTCCGGTCATTAATGTAAAATTTATGTAGTTAAGCGAGTTTAATACTAGAGGGCTTCTAAATCAGAAGCCCTCTTTGTGATTAAGAATATGGTTAGAAGTGTCAGCAAATAAAATTGGTCGTATTGCAAACAAGAACGGATTGAAAACTGACGAATTCTGTAAGTTCTTTTTGGACAAGTCAGCTTACTCATCAAAGCAGGTTGAAGCGTTCCGTTATAATGAGAACGGTATTAGCGCGTTACGCCATATTATTCACGGGAAGGAAGTTGCCTAACCTACACATAGCCCAAGGATGAGCTTGAATTCTAGATCACATAATTATTTTTAACTAAAGAGTTCGATTATGTGTAGTAAAGCTATTCAGGTATATTCAGGGGGCTAATTTATTAATGAGGTTAAAGATGATTAAGTATATTTGCGCCCTGTTTATTTTATTTTCTGGATATACCCTGTCTGCTAATAACGAGAATGATATGGGGTTATATCGAGATAATAACTATAATATTTTGGCTTTGGCGGGAAAGTATAACTGTGGAGTTTATTCCATACCTGATGACCTTAGTGATAGCAATAGATATAACGGAGTGCAAATCGGGACTGTTAAGTTGGAAGTAACTCCGCATGCAGATTATAACAATGCAATGATAAATATAACCTTTGATACAGGGGTAGTTATAACATCACCAAAGCTTGAGTTGCTTTCAACTGATGCTAAAGCTACTGTGTATTTTAGTGAAAATTCAGGGGTTACATTTGCTTATATGATATACGACAGAATGGGTATTAAAGTTATTTTGCACAATAGCAACAAAGGTCAAGAAATTAGTGTCGGTTTAGCTGATTGCAAATACGAAAACAGTTGACCCGTCTATAGGTAATAGATTTATTTAAAAAAACATGAATAGATGAGAGTGACATCAAAAATTTGAAGGAATGGAACCCAATGAATACCAGAGATTTCTAGAGTCTCTAGAAGTCACACAAGAAGAGATTGCTAATATTCGTAACTTGTAATGTACATGTGCTCAACTATAAATAGTGTTAATAATCCACTCCGGTGGGTTTTTTATTGCCTGAAATTTGCATCTATCCTAATATCCATTGGACTTAAATTAAACTTATTAAGGCAATGGAATGAATAAATTACTAGCGTGCTTTTTGAGCGTATCGATTTTAAGTTCTACTGGGTGCGTAACTGCGGCGGTTTGGGATTCGAACACGGCAAAAGAGACCAATATAAGGGAACGTGTTGATTTAAAAGATAATATTGTATCTGCTTTTGAATATAAAGATATTAGTGTTAAAAATAAACTAACTAATCAAAAATTAAAAGAGATTGAGCTTCCTACTTCAGGTTATGGTTTTTTAGGTGATAAATATATTTATATACTGACGAATGGTTCTGCTGAATTAATGAAATTAAATGAGTTGGTTAAAGTAATTCCATTGTCAGCATTTAATAACCCGGAGGGAGTTATTAGAATAGAGATAAAGCCAGATGAGCGCAGAGAAGGACTAGTGAAATTTAATGACAGTTACTTTGTTTATATAGATAAAAAGTACAGGTTAAGCCCAGAACAAGAGAAAAGCCTTAAGGATTTTGGTTTTAGTGAGAGGCGATTTGATAATGATAAGTCATGGGTTAAAACAATCCCGCTAAGTGGATATTTATTTGATAGGAATGGAATAACTCTTCCATTAGTACCCAATGCTAAGCTAAATCAATCATATAAGGTTGAGTTTTATACTACAGAGGAATACACATCACTTAGTGCTGGTAAATTGGCTGGTAATGTCATGATTACACCATTTACTATTGCTGCTGATATTATTGCAACGCCAATATTACTTATACTGTATGCAAATTACGTCAATAAGTAATAAAAAGTAGCAAAAGTATTGATTGGGTCGCTTATGCGACCTTTTTGTTTGCTTCAATTTGCACTCCCACTAAGTTAGCATAACTAAAACTTATTCGTGGGATGGTGAGATGAACAAAAATGAACTTATGGAATATATCCAGAGTAATTATGGTGCTGTCGCTGAGTATCCATGGGCTAAGTTTCCTAGTTACATCATTTATAGGCATAAAAATAACTCAAAATGGTTTGCAGCCATTCTGACAATATCATCAAAGAAGTTATATGAAAGCGAGAGTGATGAGATGGTAGATATTATAAACCTTAAATCACCTCCTGAATTAGTTGGTTCGTTGAGGTTAAAGAAAGGGGTATATCCAGCATATCACATGAATAAAGAGCACTGGATTACTATAAAGTTGGACAGTGGATTTCCTGAAGATGAGCTTAAAGTGTTGATTGATGAGAGTTACAAATTGACTGCAAAGTAATTAATCTAGCCCGTCCTTGGGCTTCTATTTTAACGCCATTCTATTGGCATTGGTGGGCTAATTCTGAAAATAACTACTTTAAGTTTAATTACTTATAGTTAAAATCATTAGGGTGATTATCTAGGCTGCCCGTAAGTGCTGCAAATAAAACCGTTTTCCCATCGATTGATAAATCATCGGTGATATTAAACCAGAGTAAATCCTCAGTATTGTTCTTTTCATCATTTGAAGAGAATACACCTGCCATAACATTCTTTTCTTTAGAGTACATAATCGCAATTCGCTCTGCTGGGCAATTGTGAGGTTTGCACGCTGTTGTTACTTGGTATTCATTACCGTTTAAAGTCACAGTATTTGATGGGGATTCAGTACCACCAGTTAAGACCCATGATGGGAGGTCGTTATTTTTTACAACTTGAAGGAATGCTGTTTTAGTCTTTGCATCACTAGCTAACTTACTGATAGTTAACTCGTTTCCAGCATGAGCATTGGCTGCAATGAAAAGGGCTGCGATGAGTGTCAATTTTCTAAGCATGTTAATAATCCTTTGTGTGTTTAAAGGTTATCTGGTTAGTGATGAATGTTGGAAAATGAAATTCTAGAATAATATGGCGTTAATTTAAATAAAAGTTACATACAAGCTAATTTAACCATCTATGAGTGGTTTTTTTATATCTGGAGAAAGGTAAATGGCAGATATAGCAACCATCTCGCTTAAAGCTGATACGTCTGATTTAGAGCGTGGGACTCAAAAATTAAAGGAGTTTGGCAGCACAGCAGAAAAGGTAAATGGCTCAGCTCAAGACCTAAACGAACAATTTAAACGCGGCGTTGATAACCAGAAAAAAGCAGCTCAAGCTGCGGAGAAACAGCGTAAAGAGCTTCATGAGTTACTTAATCAGCTGAACCCTACAAATAAAGCTTTTGAACGATTAGATGACTGGCAGACAAAGCTTGTAGCAGCAAGTAAAAAAGGGTTACTTCCCAAAGATCAATTCAAAGATTATAGCAGCATATTAGACCAAACTAGAGATAAGCTGCAAAGAATGCACATGTCTCTGACTGCGGAAGGGCAAGCATTATTAGCTCAGGAGGCTGCAACGAATAAAGCAAAGCAAGCCGCAGATGAATTCTTACAATCTCTTAAAAATCAGACGGATTTTATAGGAAAAACCAAAACTGAAATTTTAGAGTTGAAAGCAGCGCAAATGGGAGTTTCGCAACAAGCTGCGCCAATGATTGCCAAGCTGAAAGAACAAGAAAAAGCATTCTTAAATGGTTCAATCACGATTGGTCAATATCGAAACGCTATGCGTCAGTTACCCGCTCAAATGACGGATATTGTCACATCGTTGGCATCTGGGATGCCTGTATGGATGGTGATGATACAGCAAGGTGGTCAGATAAAAGATTCCTTCGGTGGTATAGGAAACTCATTGAAGGCGTTAGCATCGCTAATTACCCCAGCAAGAGTTGCAATGTTTGGATTTGTTGGTGCCGCTTCTGCGGTAGCTCTTGCTGCATATCAAGGCTCTAAGGAATTTAGTGAATATAACAAGCAACTGATTCTTACTGGTAGGTATGCAGGGAAGACTGCGGCACAACTGGATACTCTTGCTAGAAACTTATCAGGAAATGGTATTACCCAGTATGGTATGGCTGATGCTATATCAAAAGTTGTTGGCTCAGGGGGATTCTCCGGCGATACAGTTGAGATGGTTTCTAAAACAGCAGCCGCAATCGAAAAGGCTGTTGGTCAGTCAGTTGATGAAACAATCAAGCAATTTCAGCGTTTAAAAGAGGAGCCAGTTAAAGCTGTTACTGAACTAGATAAATCCCTTCACTTCTTAACGGCTACTCAGTTAGAGCAAATAATGGCACTGCAAGAGCAGGGGAAGGAGCATGAGGTTGCAAAGATAGCAATGGAGTCTTATGCCAATGCAATGCAGGAGCGTAGTCAGCAAATTGAAAACAACTTAGGTTTTTTAGAATCAGCTTGGAAAGGCGTTAAGGAAATGGCGAGCGATGCATGGGATGCAATGCTTAATATAGGACGAGAAAGAACGCTAGACCAAAAGATTAAAGACTATGAAGAGAAACTTCTTGAGTTCCAGTTAGACCCTGCTGCTAAAGGACTGCATCATTATAAAACAGGTCAGACACCTGAAGATTTAAGGCGAGAACTGGATTTACTAAACGAAGAAAAGTTTCAGAGGGATATAGAGAATGCGAGAAAAGAGGCGGCTAGAAAACAGGAAGAGGTTAAAAAGTCACAGATTTTGGCTGATGAAGCATTAAGGCGAGAATATGAGACCGCGGAGGAGAAACACCAACGCAAATTAAGTGAAATAAAAAATAAAGAATACGCTTCTCAGGCTGTAAAGGATAAAGCGATTCGTCGTGAAAAGGAACGGTATGAGAAAGAAAAACTGAGAGGGAAAAAGAAACCTACAGCATATCGACCTGACTATGGCACTCGTGCGGATGAGTCAGCCAATGAAGCTCTCGTTTCTCTACAGGCTCAACTTAAAGTATTAAAAGAGCATAAAACTGTTGCTGATGTGATTAGCTCAGAGCGTAAAAAGCTTTGGGATATGGAAGCCAAAATAGCTGTATTAGAAGAAGCAAAAGCGACACGTAAGCTTACCAATGATGAGCAATCGTTATTGGCTAAAAAAGAATATGTATTAGCTTCTCAACGCGCATTAGCAGTAGTTGGCGATGAAATAGAGCGTCAAAAGCAACATAATAGAGAGTTAGATAGGCAACTAAGACGAGTTGAAGAAATAAAAGCTAAGAGTCGAGCGCTGGATATGGGCACTGGTAAATCTGACCGTATGTACCAACGTGACATCGCACTTGAGCAAGCTAAATCACCAACAGAGAAGCAGGCATTAGAGGATTATTACAGTAAAGAAGATTCGTTACGTACCAATTGGGAGGCTGGAGTTAAAAGGGGATTTGCAGAATTTCAAGACCAAGTCTCCAATGTTTATGGTAACGTATCTCAAATTAGCCAATCAGTATTTCAAGGTATGAGTAATAGCGTTGTCGATTTTGTTTTAAAGGGCAAAGCTAGCTTTGGTGACTTTACTCGCTCATTTTTAGAAATGACGACTAAAATGCTTATGCAAATGGCGATGCTGAATGCTATGAAAGCTGCTTTTAGTGGGACTGTTGTTGGTGAATTCTTAGGGCTAAAAGGTCATGCAACAGGCGGATATACTGGTGACGGCGGTAAATATGATGTAGCAGGTATCGTGCATAGAGGCGAATTTGTATTTGACAAAGAGAGTACGGCTAAATTAGGTAAAGTTAATCTATATCGGTTAATGGATGCAGGAAAGAGAGGTTATGCATCTGGTGGATATGTAGGTGGCTCTCAGCCAATGTCAGTGAGTCAGCCTCGAGTGCAAGTTTACGGCACTCATCCTGCTGGTGGGATTAACGTCAATCTTAATTTTGGTGGCATCAGCGTTGTAAGTGGTGCTCAACAGCAAGGTTCTATGCAGAATGTTGATATCCGAGCTGCGGAGCAATCCTTAAATAATAAGCTTAAGCGCTTCATGGCAATAGAGGGGCGTGAAGGTGGTGATTTGTACAAAATAATCAAAGCTGTTTCTGTTGGAAGATAAGAACAGTATTAAAAAATTAATGAGAGGTAGTAATGGAATTAAAACTTGGAACTGTAATCATTAACCCAGAAGATGAGCAAATCAGCATTTCTGTCGATGTTTATAAAGGTGATGAGTATAGTGTTGATTTCGTATTGGCAAATATAGTCTACCAAACAAACTTGAACTCTAGTAAACCGCTAGCCGAATACTTTGACGAAGCTAAAGATCACGCACGGAAAACTATCAAATTATTAAATCAGTAAAGATTATCTAGATTGATCCTCACATAGCCACCTTCGGGTGGTTTTTTATTTAGGGGTAATAATGATTGAAGAGTTTAAGTGGCGAACTCAAATCCAAGACTCGCCAACTGGCGAATTTAAGCATCGAATAAAAGAAGTGGCATTTGGTGATGGCTATAAGCAAGTTTCAGGCGATGGTCTCAATACTGAATCTCAATCATGGGGATTTACCTATACAGGTCATAAATCTGAGGTAATGCCTATTTTTTCCTTTATCCGGTCGCACACAGCAAAATCATTTATCTGGGTTCCACCATTTGGTGATAAAGGTCTGTATCGGGTGAAGGCAGATTCCATCACATTAAAGCCAATTGGCGGTAGCTCTATCACTATAACTGCAACCTTTGAACAGGCGTTTAGTGTATGAATATAACATCTGACATTCAAAAATTAGAGCCGGGGAGTAAGGTTCAATTAATTGAAGTGGACGGTAGTGAGTTTGATGGACCAACTCTTCGATTCCATGCTTACAATTTGCCGCATGCACCCGAAGAAATTGACGCTGCAGAGGGAGGTATCAAACCAAAATCTATTTGGTGGCAAGGAAATGAATATGGCGCATGGGCTTATGAAATCGAGGGCATGGCTAAAAATAGTGATGGTAGTCCAGCCAGACCCTTATTAAGAGTGGCTAATATTGATGGTTTGATATCCTCGTTGTGCTTGCAATTCGATGATATGGCACTGGCGAAAGTGACTATTTATGAAACCTTCGCTCACTATCTAGATGCTAGGAATTTTCCAGAGGGAAATCCTACCGCTAACCCTGAAGAATTTTTCAAACAGGTTTATTTCATCGACAGAAAAATGAGCGAAGTCGCGGGAGAAGCAGTTGAATTTGAGTTGTCGAGTCCGTTCGACTTGCAAGGGGTTATGATCCCCGGTCGCCAAATCCACAACCTCTGTTTCTGGTGTATGAAAGGCGATTATCGAAGCGGGCGAGGTTGCAATTATACGGACAATAAATATTTCGATGAGCGTGGTGAACCGGTTGATGATCCGGCATTAGATAAGTGCGGTGGACTCATTAGCGATTGTAAAAAACGATTTGGCGAAAATGAACCTTTGGATTTTGGAGGTTTCCCTGCCGCGGGGTTAGTACGATGATCACGAA